TTACCCCGCCCGTTGCCGGGCATACGCGGAATCAATACTGGCTTGACGTTGTCGGTGCCTGACCTCCATCTGCCGGAGCACTTCTTCCGGGGTTACATCCCTTCTCGGCAGAAAGTGGGCAAGGAGCGTGGCGATGTCGGGACAGCTCAACAACGGATACTGCTCTTTCTGCTCCAGTCGGGTTTCCAGCATGAAGAGCATGGACATCATTACCAGGGCCATATGGTGATGCCATGCCTGCCAGCCGCGTATCTGGTACTGGTCCATGCCGGCGGACTCCTTGGCATCCTGGTGTAACGCGATTTTTGGTTTGGCAGTAATTTGCATTTGGTTTGGCAGTAAAGAAGCTCTGAAAAAATATCGGTTGGAATGAAGATTGCATTAGCGAAAATGGACTATTAAATAGCCGGTAACAATCCATTGAATAGCCCCTTTATCGCTTACGTGTTTGGCCAGCCCGTGGTGTCGTATGCCTCTATGGCGGCGATATCATCCAGTGCGTTGATGGCCTCCAGTTCATCGGCGGATCTTCCCCCCCATACAATCGGGATAAGGGACGGGCTCTCGCCCGTCCTGGATCAGATTACACATCACATGGATCAGATAACGTAGGCGCAACGGAACCCGACGACCGTGTCCACAGTCGAGCGCGGGAAGCTCAGGTGGAGCGCGAACACCCCGGCACGCGACGTGTGGAACCAATTGCCCCCACGGATCGGCAGGCGCTCACCGTTGTTATTGGCCCAGATGTTGTCGCCACCCAGGCCAGCTCCGACTGGGAAGAGGCCAAGCTGCTTGAGAATCGCCGGAACCGTAATCCCGGTATCGGCAGCCATGGATTCGAACACCATGTTCGTATAGCCGTTGCCGTCCGACTGGTAGTCGATGGTGTCGTCAAGTTGGGTGTTGCCGGTGCCATTGGCAGCGGTGGCATCGTATTTCAGCGTTCCGGCAGTACCGGGAGCGACAAGAGAACCATCGGTAGCCTTGATCGCCTTCCACACCGTGGAAGTGGCGCTCTGGTCAACCGTGTTGTCGGCGGCGTCATTGTTCTGGATGATCTGAATCTCCCCACCGTTGAGGCGGAGGCCCCCGTTCCATTCCCACACGTTCCCGTTCAGGTCGGCGATGCCCGCGATGCTGTTATCATGATTCCACGACTGGGGGCCGGAACCGGTGAGGGTGCGCGGGGTGCCACTGGTGTCGCCGGGGGCTTTGCCGTCGATCCTGCGGCCTGTCTCGTAAGCCTGCGCGGAGTCCTTGCCGTAGTTGTTGTTGCCGCGTGGCATGAAACCGTTCTTCCAGCACCACAGGGCGATGGCGGCCCACTCGGCGTTGGTCATGAGGTGCCAACCGGCCCCTTTGTTCTTGCAGTACGTCAGGGCCGCGTCGAAGGTAAGGCTGTTGGCCGGGTCCTGGCCGGGAAGGGAGAGGGCGTTGTTGTCGTGAACCTTGGCCAGGTACTTCCCGATGAACAGCTCGGTCTTTTCCACGCCGCCGACGATGAAAGCAGGGTGAACGCCGGTGCCGAGGGAAGCGTCGATGTCCTGGAGGTTGAACTTCGGCACCACGACCATGACGGAGGGGTACCCCTTGCCGTCGTACAGGACGGTATTCTTGCCGCCGGTGGCGGCCTCAACGGATTGACGCAGAGCGTCGGGTACAGAGATGGTTATTGCCATTTTCTTCTCTCCTTTTTATAGTTTTGGCCGATCAGCCTGCCTGGCTATCGGCTGTCGTGGTGCCCCACAGTTGCAGAGTCACGGCTTTCACATCCAGGGGCAGCGCCTCCTTGACGAGATTCGTTGTCGGGTCGCCGTTCATGTCGATCCCCGGCTCTTCCCTCTCGATGTAGCGCTTGGGGGGGATCAGGATATTCGCGGCATAAGCCTCGCCGTACCCCTCGATCAGCTTCCCGGTACCGGTGAAGCAGACATCGATCACCGTCTGCACGTCGGCCTGACGCGCGTTCAGGTCAATCACCAGCTCCTCGTCGTTGAGGGAGAGGATTCCCGCCTCTTCCTGCCAGGGGATTTTTGCCCCCGGCGTCATCTCGATAATGTTCATCCCATCCTCCTTATGCGTAGTTGACGTTCAGCAGCGTCCAGCGCACCTGCACGTTGTCTGCACTGCCGGTCATGGTGATGGTGAAGCCGTTGGCCTGTTTGCCGCTGACCTTGAGGGACCCGACTGCGGTCACATCGGTGGCGGACTCGACGTTGAAAACGACGTGGTAATCCGCTGCGGGCAGCGTGAAGGGCAGCGCCACGTACACGGACGGCGTCACTGAGGTGGTCCACCCGTCAACGGCCTGAATGACGCGCAGATCGGTGAGGGTAACGGCGTTCAGGTTGTTGGCCGTGTCGTTTGCGGGGATCGTGAGGCTGTAGAGAGTGAGCCCGTTCGATGGGACGGTGGTGCCGATGCCGATCTCGTACACCCCGCTGCCGTTTTTCCACAAGTAGGCGTAGTACGTCACCGCTTGGGAACCGGTGTTTTGCGGCACCGCTACCACGTAGTCGTTGTCGGCCATCGATAAAACTGCACCGTCGATCTGGGCGCGGCTTATGCCGGTGCCGATGGTGCCGGTCTGGGACAGGTGCAGGGCGCGGATGTCGCTCTTGGTGAGCACGAACCCTTGCACGACGAACTTGTTTTTGATGGTCACGATCCCCTGCGCCAGCACCCGCTTGCGGATGTTTTCGATCTCGCGATTGGCGATGCCGGCCTGGAAGAGCGCCTCCTGCATCCCCGCCACCAGGTCGGTCTGCTGGTCCGGCGCAAACGAATCGTAGCGGTCCAGTCGCTCGTCCAGCGAGCCGAAGCCGCCGCGAGCCGTCGATACTTCGTCCGCAAACTGCTTCAGGTACTTCGTCCGGTTGGCCAGCTGCTGCGCCTGGAGGTTCGCAATACCTCCGGGGCCGCCCACCACCGGGTCGGTGGTCTCGATCTGATACACCCCGGCATCAAATGTCGCTGTTTCGTTCAGGTTTGCCATGTAATCACTCCTCTCAGAAAATAATGGTCCAGCTGCCGTCGAGACTGATGTCCGCCGCCTTCTCTATCGCCCCACGGGTCTTGCGCGCGAACAGGGTGCCGTCGGAGCAGATCAGCCCAAACTCCCGGATCACCATCCCGTTCGCCTCGGTTGTGGCCAGAGTCCACGCAAACCTCACCTGACCGGGGACGGGGTAGGTGATCCCGGACACGGCCTTGGCAAACGGCGCCGTCAGCGCCGTATCGTCGGGACTCGGCCCTACCCCGTTGGCGCCGAAGCCGATCTTGGAGATCACCTTCCCGGCGCCGGCCCCCGCGATCAGCCTCGCCAGCGCGTCCTTGGCCATGTTCAGAATCATGTTGTTGTCCCGGTACTCTTCCACGAGGGTTCCTGTGCGGTACACCCGCACCTCAAACATCCCCCTCAATGTTGCGTCGTCTCTGATGATCACTGCGTCACCTCCGTTCTCACCGTGTCACCGGCATACAATATCCCTGCAAAAAACCGCTTCGTCCCATTGAATCGGAACGCACCGTTGTACCGGTTCGCGCCGCCGAACGTCTGCGCGCCGTTGAACCTTATGTGGCGGCGGATGGTTATCGGCAGGGCCGCATCAATGACCGGCGGTGTCTCGGCACCGTAGGTAAACCCGGCATAGTAAAAGCGCCCGTTGTACAGGGGGGCAATCTGGACTTGATCAGTGAAGGCGCTGGCCAGATGCAGCGCCGCGTCGTCACGCTTGTTGTCGTAACGAATCCCCGTCGCCACACTCCCGGCGAAGGAAATCCCTCCGTTAAACCTCGACGCCCCGCCGTAAACATTGGTGTGGCCGTTGTCGTGGCAGATGCTGCCGTCGTACCGTTGCCCCCACGGGGTGACATCCGCTATGGCCGTCTGGGCGGTGCACTGCTGGGTCTCGCCCAGCGGCGCGCGGTCAGTCACCGAGGCGCAAAAAGAGATTTTCCGCAGGTGGCTGCGGGCGTTCTTCCACTCGTTGACCGCATTCACCAGTCCCGTGATGTGGTCCAGGGTAAGGGACATTGACTCTCCGATGTCGACCAGCACATCGAAGAGCGCCCACCGTGCGCCACCACCGAAATCCTCGCTCCCTGAATAGGCCGATTGACCATCGTACACAACGACCGGGAGCCGTTCCTGGAGCGCCACGTCCAGGTACCCGAGGGCCTTGACCGCCTCCTTCACCGCCCAGGGGGTCCCTTTGTGCCGGTGCAGGTCAATCGCCCTCTTGATCAGGGTGCGCCGGTCCGCTTCGGTCCCGGCCAAAAGCCACCCTTCGTCGCCGGATACGTGGAATTGTTCCGCCAGATGCGGCAGGGCTGAAGAGGCGACGTTGTCGATCAGGTAGACCAGGAGCCCTGTCACATCCAGTCTCCCTAGGCGCTCGATCAGGCCGTTCAGCGCCCGCGTGTTTTCGTCGCGGATGCTCTCCGGTATCAGCCGGTCATCAGCCATTGACATACCCCGCAATGGTCACCGTGCGGGCCGTGCAGTTGCCCCAGGCGTTGTCGGCCAGCACCTTGTCGGTGAACACGGTGTTGTTTCCGTCCCGCAGCGAAAGCGACGTGTTATAGACGCCGTAAATGCCGTTCACCGCCGCCACGATCTGGGCCGAGACAATATCCTTCCCCAGCCGGGACGCCTGTTCGGCGGCATACAGGGCCAGGGCGGCCCCGATCTGCTCCTGCACCGCCACCGCGTCGGCCCAGCTGAAGAGGGTGACACCGGCGGTGATGGAGAAGTCCACCTGCGTGGGGGCCAGCACACTTACCTGATCGGTCAGGGGGCGAATCTTGTCGGCATTCACCGTGGCCGCCACCAGGGCAATGATCTCGGCGGTGGGGTTGCCCGTCGTGGTGAGGGGGTAGATGTTCACCACCCCTGGCGACGGCGACAGCACCGCCACATCCACGATACTCTGGTGGGCCGTCATGGCCCAGTAGCGGTAGGCCCCCCGGCTGCCGGCGGTGGAGTACTTCTCCGGCGCCTCCTTGATCCGGCTCCGGTAGCGCTCGTCCCCCTCCTCCTCGGCCCCTCCGAAGGTCATGGTCGTATTGGCCGCCCCCTGCACATAGGCCACCGGATCCACCAGGGCGGTCACATCCCCTGCCAGATAGCCGTTGCCCGCCACACCTGCCGTGGTGGCCGTGGCGGACACATCGCCGGTCACCTGCCCGGCGGCGATCACCAGGGGAGTATCCGTGGCAAAGGTCACCTTGCCGTCCTTCGTATCCACCCGGGTTCCCGCCGGCACCGTCACGCCCCAGGTCTGGGCAGCCACCAGGGTGAAGCGCAGCGTCGTGCGGGCCGGCGCCGGCGGCAGCCGGGGCACCCCCACCAGCTCCCCCAGATAGTCCAGGGCCGGATAGGTGGCATACTCCACCAGGCATTGCTTGGCGGCCTCATTGATCTGGATCCGCAGCAGGTTTTCCCGGTAGGCGATCAGATCGATCATGAGCCGCTCCAGCTGTGCCGGCTGCAACACCCGACCGGAGAGCGACTCATAGAGCGCCACCAGCTCACTGGTCACCTTCTCCGCGTCGCGCTCGATAAATGATGGTTCAGGAAGCGTTGTCGCCATGTACTGTCACCTCGGTGCGGTAGAGTTCCACCCCTTCCCGGAGCTTCCATTCCACCTGGATGGTTATCTGCTCGCCGTCGATCACCGGCACCACCGAAACGAGATTGATCCGCGGCTCCCACCCCTGGAGGGCATCCACCACCTCCCGCACCAGATGGGGGACCGCCTCCGTCGCCGGCGTGTCGAGATAGCGCCAGATGTCCGTGCCGAACAATGGGCGGTGGGGGTCGGTCCCCCTGGGGGTCATGAGGATGATCCGGATGCACTGGCTGATGTCGTCCAGCCCCTCCACCGCCTCCCCCATGGCGCCGATCTTCGGCTGCCAGTCAAGGGCCTGGATGTCGTCACGGTTCATGGGTCACCTCGTGGTGCGTTTGATCGCGGCGCTCGTTCGTGGGCTGCGCCCGTTCGATCGTTTCACTACGTTCGATCGTTTCACTACGTTCGATCGCTGCGCTACGTTCGATCGCTTCGCTCGTTCGATCGCTTCGCTCGTTCGTTGTTACGATTCGAACGTTTCGAACGCGGCTTTAGCCGCAACGAACGCGCGGAGCGCAACGAACGCGGCGCCAGCCGCAACGAACGTGCGCAGCACTACTGCTGCTGGCCCGGGCCGCCGGTGGTGCCGCCGGGCGCCGGGTGGGTGTGGCCGTTGTAGATGGTCCGGTCCTGGGATATGTTCCGCACACTGTCGCCCACCTGCCCGCCGGTGCTCTTGATATCGCCCGGCGTCTGGATCTTGCCGCCCGTGGCGCCGTAGGTACCCAGACAGGTAATGCCGCCGTGCACCACCAGGTTCCCCGTGCACTCCACGAGTGGGGTCTCGCACCGCACCTTCGTCGCCGCCACCGCCGTGATCAGGGGGCTCGTGATCGTGGCCGACACGTCCACGGTGGCCTCCAGGGTCCCCCCCACCACATGGGCGGAGAGCTTGTGGGCCGCCCGGTCATACTCGATGGTCGTGCCGTCGTCGAACCGCACGTGGAACTTGTCCTGGCTCGCCACCGGCACCGGGTCCGCGTCGCTATAAATGGCCCCCAGCACCACCCCCGCCTCGAAATGCTCGTCCATCAGGCAGGCCACCTGCTCATTCACGTCGGGCATCCAGTAGGCCTTGTCCTTCAGCGTCTTCCCCTTCATGACCGGCAGCCAGTGGGTCACCAGCCCGTCATGGTCCTCGAACCGCACCCTTACCTTGCCCGTGGCGGGGTCGGCCAGGACGATCATCCCGAATTTAAGCATGGCTCACCACCTCGATCTCCGTGCGGTAGCCGCCGGAGCGGTCCATCAGGTGCCGGCTCAGCCGGATCTGGTACGCCCCCGACAGTTTCCCCAGCCCCGTCAGCTCCACGTTGCTGCCCGCCACAAGGCGCGGCTCCCCCATCACCGCCACCTCCCCCTCCACCTGGCGGACGTTGGCCTTCTTGAGGGCCGCATGGGCCCGCTTGATGGCCTGGGCCCTGGTCTCGCACCGCTCCGCGATGATGAGACTGTCGCCACCCTTCACCGCCTTGTTGTCCACGCTCGTCTCGATCAGCTTCTTCGTCTTCGGGTCGAAGTAGCGCACCCGGGCTGCGCAGTAGATCCGGCTCGTCTTGTCCGTCAGGCGCCAGCGGCTCATCCGCCGCCGGTCGATCACCAGCACCGCCGCCTCTGCTTGCAGATCCGCCAGCTCGTAAAAGGTGAGCGTATCGCCCCGCACGCTGAACACCTGGCCGTAGTCATCGGATATCCGCTTCAGAAACGCCAGATCATGCTCCTGGTGCTGAGTCACCCGGCCCAGCGTGATGTCGTCCACCTTGCCAGCCAGCGTCAGGCCGTTCTCCCGGGCCACCCGCTCCGCTATCTGCCGCAGGGTCATCCCCTCGAAAGCCCGGCTCTTCTTCGTGCGCAGCGCCGGCTTGATCCCCGCCGCCACCCCCCGCAGCGTCACTGTGTCGGGCGGCCCGGACAGCTCGATCTCATCCAGCTCGAACTCTCCGCACGGCACCAGCGGTTGTCCCTCGTAGCCCATCCGCACCGTCAGCCGGTCTCCCTTGGTCGGGTACCAGGCGTTTTTCCAGCGCCCCTCCCGGTCGTCGAGGGCAATCTCCACCTCGTCGCTCTCCCCCTCCAGCCGGTCGGTATAGGTCACGGCCAGCACAAAGGGGGCGATATCGGCGGTAATATCCTTGCCGCCATACTCCACCAGCCACACCGGCTGTGCCACGGCTATCGCTTCCACGGCGGCAGCTCCTCTCCCGACACGGCGTCGGTCTCCTCGACGAGGGGGATCAGGAGCATCACCCCCGACGGCAGCAGGGGGGTGATGGGGACGGTGGGGTTTGCCAGGATGATCCGCTCATAGGCGTGGGGATCGCCGTAGTAGTGCCACGCCAGCTGGTCCCATCGCTCCCCCTCGCGGGTCACGTGCTCGATGTACTCTGCGACGCCGCTCACGGTGTCGATCTCCTCACGATCCGGTCAGGGTCGTTCAGCATGCCGAACTTCTCGTAATCGGTCGTTTTCTGGTCCTTGGTCTTTGCCGGCGCCTTGCGGGCCGCCGTTGAGCGGTTGGCCTTTTGCTTCTTTACCGCCGGAGCCGTGGCCTTCTGCTCCTGCTGTCTGATCTCCATGGGTTCGGTCTCCACCCACTCTTTCAGCACGAGCCGGGCACCCATAGCGATGATGCTGCCGTCGCCGGTGGTCTGGATGGTGCCGGTGGTCAGCTCCGTAATGACAAACCGCCCCTTGTACAGGCCGTTGCCGAACAGAAACGGGTGTGCCCGGTGCGTGGCCGCCGCCTCCCGCAGCCGCTGCATCTCCCCCTCCGGGAAACAGAACTCCCGGTGGAAGAGAAGCTCGATCCGCACCTCCTCCAGGCCGTCCCCGACATACTGGAGCCGGGGCTTCCCCTCGATCACCTTATGCTCGGCGAAGTCGTAGGCCTGGCTCCCCTCCAACCCGTTGAAGTAGGTGATCAGGTCAAAGCGGATCTCCCCCAGCTGCGCGAACATCAGAACCTCACCCGGTCACGCTTGCGCATGGCATCTTCCACCATCCGGAGCAACTCGTCATTATGGGACCTGAGCACTCCCATCAAGTCCTCTTTAACTGCCGATGAAGCCCCGGCCAGATGGATCGTCGGCGAGTAGGTCACATGGACCCCGCCACCCCCGGAAACGGCCCCCGCCGCGGCCCCCACCACCCCGGCCATGGCGCGCACCATGGGGGCCGGGCGGATGGCCTCGGCCGCGGCCCCCACCACCCCGGCCATGGCCCGCACCATGGGGGCCGGGCGGATGGCCTCGGCAATGGTCTCCACCAGACGAATGCGGTGCAGGTCCCGGAACGGGCCGTCCTTGGCCGGCGAGAAGGGGAGAAGGTTGCGCATCTTCTGGGCCATGGCCCGCAGCGCCTCCACCGGCTTCGAGGCGAGCGACGTGATCCCCTGCCAGAGGGAGCGGACGATGTTCAGCCCGGCCTCCTTCCAGTTGATGGTGGTGAGGGCTGTCCAGAGGCGCTTGAAGAAGCCTGAAATCGGCCCCCAGTACTTGTAGATGAGGAGGGCGCCGCCGGCCATGGCCAGCACCACCCAGGTGACCGGGTTGGCCACAAATGCCGAATTGAGGGCCCACTGGGCAATAGCCGTCCCCCTCAAGGCCGTGGCCATGCGTCCCAGCCACACCGAGGCGGGGGAAGCAGTCCTGATGATCTCGCCGAACATCCCCACCTTCTCCGTGGCCAGGAAAAACGCCCGGGCCCGCCCCATCATGGTCCACCCTGCCACCACTTTGGGGAGTACCGCCCCCATGGTGCCCAGCGTCATCAGGAGCCCGCCGCCGCCGATGGCCGCCGCGATGCCGTAGAAGGTGATCTTCGCCAGCACCGCGTTGCCGGTCAGCACTTTCAGCACGCCGTTCACCGCCGCGAGGGGGCCGGCCAGGTTCGGCATGACGATCTTCGCCATGGTGATCTTCAGGGCCTTCCACTGCTCGATGGTGGTCCCCATCATCGCCTGGAAGTCCTTGTCCACCACTCCGGAGGCGGTCATGGTCCTGTCGCGGATGGCCTGGTACTCCGACAGGTTCTTCATCATCGGCACCAGGAAGTTGGTCACCTGCATGTCGCCGAAGATCTCGGCCAGCTTGAACTTGTTCCCCCCCGTCACCCCCATGATCACGTGCAGCATCTGCTCGATGGGGTCAAGCCCCTTCTCCGTGGCCCGCTTCAGCTCCCGCTCCACGTCCACCCCGAACCGGGCGAAGTTTTTGACCGTCTCCCTGCTGGTGATCTTCTGGAGGAAATTCTGGAGGTTGGTGGCCGCCTCTTCCGGCGTTCCGGCACCCTTCATGGCGATCTGGAGCGCCGCCCCCAGCGACGCCACCGCCGGCACCCCCTTCATTTGGAGCGACTGGGCGCCGGCCGTCAGCATCGGGAAGTAGCGGGCCATGTTGTTCAGCTCGAAGCGCCCCTCCTTGCCCGACGCAGTCAGAGTGTCGATGGCCTGCATCAGCTTTGTTTCCGGCACCTGGAGGTTGTCGTATACGGAGAAGAGGGTTTTGGCGAGGTCGTCGACGGTGGCCTGGGTGGCCGTGGCGGCCTTGCCGATGGTGGGCATGAAACGGGTGGCGATGCGCGGATCGAGCCCAGCCGCCACCAGCGTATTGGCCCCCTGGATCAGTTCCGCCAGGGTCTGGTTGGTTTCCTTCGTGGCGGCCAGGAGATCCCGGCCCATGGCGGAAAGCTGCTGGTTGGTCAACCCCCCCACGTTCCCCAATGCCCGCAGGGCGTGCTCCGCCCGGGCGGCATCGGCCGGCACGGAGCCGAGCCCCATGAGACCCCCCGCGGCGAGCCCCGCCACCGCCAGGCCCCGACCCACGTGGCGGACCGCCTCCATCTGCCGTGCCAGCCCGCCGAAACGCTCCGCGAGCCCCGCCGCCCCCTGGCCGTTTCTGCGCAGCGCCTCGTCGACCTTCCCCAGGGGGGCCGATACCTTGTCGATCAGCGACATCACCAGCGCTATTTTCAGCAGGCTCGACATCTGCTATACTCTCCCCATGGAAACGGTCGTTGCGGTCCTATTCATTGCCCTGGCGGGCGCGGTTGCCCTGCTGGTCATCCTGTGGCTCCTGGCCACTGCCCTGACGGGGCTCGGCACCGCCTTTGAAATCCTGGTGGCCCTGCTTACCGGCAAGCCCCTGGATGAACACCTGAAACGCTAGGGGCCGGTCGCAGCCTTCTCCAGCCGCCGGTTCAGCTCCTCCAGGTAGCCGTTCACCCTCACCACCCAGTAATCCAGCTCATCCAGCGTCATGGCCATTACCCGGGCGTCACGGAACCGTCCTTCCCGGACGAGGTAGACAACTCGCTCGGCAACGCCGTCACATCCGCAATATCCAGCTCTGCGGCAATACTCAAAAAATCGGTGCTTGACAGCCTCCGCACATCCTCGATCGGTACCCGCACCCCGTCGAAGGTGGCTGTCTGGCTCATCAGCGCCGCCAGGAACTCGAACCCCTGGGTCTTGCCGCTGATCCGCTCCGCCACGATCATATCCTCCACCAGCGGCTCACGCACCGTCACGTCGTTGGGTCTGAACACTGCCGCCCCGGCGGCACTCCTGCTGATCTTCATGGTCTCTCCCTTTGTGTTTGATCGCTGCGCTACGTTCGATCGCTGCGCTACGTTTGATCGCTTCGCTACGTTTGATCGCTTCGCTACGTTCGATCGCTTCGCTACGTTCGATCGCTGCGCTCGTTCGTTTTTTTCGTTTCGAACGTTTCGAACGCGCGAAGCGCAACGAACGCGGCGTCAGCCGCAACGAACGCGCGAAGCGCAGCGAACGCGGCGTCAGCCGCAACGAACGCGCGAAGCGCAACGAACGCGGCGTCAGCCGCAACGAACGCCTACGCCCCGATGTTGCGCCGGTAGTTGGCCAGGATATCCACCCCGTCCACCTTGTAGATGTTCTCCAGCACGTCGATCTCCAGCTTCTCCTTGCCGTCGATCACGAGCTTCACGTAGGTGACGTTCATCACCGTCTCCAGCTCCACGTTGTCGTGCTGCTTGAAGGCCCCGAGAGGGAACTCCTTGAAGCGCCCGGCCAGGTGCACCACCACCGGCCGCTCCGCAGCGAGCCCCTCGGCGTTGTGGGTCTCCAGCGATGCCCGGGCCTGGAGCCGCACCGCCTTGAAGGGGTTCGCCGCCTTGGTGAAGACCTCCTCATAGAACGAATTCCACTTGATCTTCGTCTCCATCTTGTCGATGCCGGCAAAGAACTCGGCGGCCCCCACCATCCCCAGGGCCTTGTGGTCGGCGGTCTTGTGCTTCACGTTGGGCAACGTGATCTCCTCGGCCCGGCCCAGGAAGCTGGCTCCGTCCAGGTAGACGTTGGCGTTGGTCACGCGGTTGATCTCGATCTTGGCCATCTGTCATGTCCTCCCGTTACTGACCGGTGCCGAGATTCTTCAGCAGGTCGATGTTGATGTAGCTCTCGAAGGTGATCCGCTCCGCCGGCGTGGGGGGCATGAACTCGAGGTCGAAGGTCAGGTGCCCCGCGGCGATCTCCGTGACCGGGTTCTTGGCCGGGTCATAGAAACAGCGGCCGTCGATGAGCGCCCCCCGGCCGATGAGGGTCCGGATGAAGCTGTTCACGCTCTCGGCAATGGCGTCGATGAGCGCATCGTTGATGGGATAGTCCAGGAACTGGAGCATCGCGTACTCCACCGACTCGTGGATCACGTCCGCGGTGCGCTGCACGCAGATGAAGTTGGTGGGCTCCGTGCTGGAGGGAAAGGCCGCCGAGCGGTTGCCCCAGGTGCGGTAGCCGGTGCCGAAGCTGTTGAACACCGTCACGAGCCCCACCTCGTTCAGCAGGTTCACCTCGCTGGTGGGGTCGTTCACCATGGCGGTCAGCTGCCGCTCCACGCCGGTAATCCCCTTGATCTCGGTGTTGGAGGGGCTCCACCAGTAGCCGTTGGCCGCGTCCTTCGCCGCCAGAGCCCCGGCCAGGTACTGGCTGTAGGGGACCGTCTCCTCGGTGTCGGTGGCGCTGTTGTAGCGCTTGACATACGGGTAGCAGAACACCGTGCGCTTCGAGCTGCTGTTGTAGGTGCCGCCGGCGCCACGGCCGGTGATGGCGGCCTGCACCGTGGTGCCGCCGGCCACGTCGGCAATGCTGATGGCCCGGACCTTACCGGCGATGGCGTCCATCTCCGCAAAGACACTGGCGGCGCTGGAGAAGCCCGGGGCGATCAGGATCTTCGGGAAGAAGCCGAACAGGGCATAGCAGTCGAGCAGCGCCTTCAGCCCCGAGCGGTTGCCGCCGGCGTCGGTGGTGCCGATGATGTCGGCGGCCAGGGCCTTGGAAGGGTCGAGCCACGAGTAGGAGATCTTCAGACTCTGGCCCGCCGCGATGCCGCCGGTGGTGAGCCGGCGGATGGTGCCGCTGCCTGCGTCCACGGTGTAGTCGGTACCCGCCACATAGGTGGGGGTGCCGCTCGTGTGCTTCACCACCACGCTGGATACCTGCGGGTGGGTCAGGGTGACCAGGTCGTCGCTCCCCACCGTCCGGGCCTCGTCCGTCACCGCCGTCACATGGGTGTCCGGGTTGAGCACGTTCACCACCACGCAGATGGGGCCGTTGCCTTGGGTAAAGATGGCATTCAGGGCCGCCGGGATGGTGAACCCGGGGCGGTCGCTCCCGAAGTACTTGGCCGCGTCCCGGTCGTTGAGGACCAGCCGCGGGGTATTGAGGGTGCGGTCGGCCGTGGCCACGTCCAGCATCGGGGCGGTTCCCACGATGCCGATGACGGCGGTCTTCACTCCCCGGATGGGGCGTGGCCCCCGGGAAAGCTCGATGGTTTCGACTCCGTGCAGAAAATTGGCGGGCATATCATGCTCCTTTGCTTCGTTTGATCGTGATCGGCGTGAGCCGGTTCTGGGCCACAAGACCCGCTATGTACGGATCATGGGGGGGGAGCTCGCAGCGGCTGCCCGGGACGAGCAGCACCTCGCGGCCGTCGGCCAGGGTCGCCCCGGTCAGGGGGCCGGTATAGATGTAGGGTCTATCCTTCACGGGGCACCTCCATGGTCTGCCCCAGGTTGTCGGGGGCGGTGATCCGTTTCAGGAGCGGTTCCAGGGACGACTCGTCCGCTTCCAGGGCCGGGGCCTCGGTGGCGAAGAGGATGCCGTACTGCCAGGTGTGGTTCCTGCGGCCGATGTAGGCGTCGGACACCGGCCGCAGCCGCCGCGTGCAGCCGGGGGGCCGGTACCCCGTGAGCGCCAGCCGCACCCCCTCCAGGTAGTGGTACACCCCCCCCGCCTCGCCGGCCGCCGAGAGATTTGCCAGCACCACGTCGATGTCGAAGAGGATCGTCCGCTCCTGGACCACCCGCCCCGCGTCTTGCGGCTCCCCGTACCTGGACCCCTCGTAGCGGACCAGGATCGCCCCCAGATGGTGCTGGAGCCGGTAGCTTTCCGGCTCGTCCGGGTAGCTCTCCACGAGGATCTCCGGGAGCTTCTCCCGGAGGCGGGCGACGACGGCCTGCTCGATGGTGGTGATGATCTCGGCCATCTAGTACCGGTCCAGGAGATCGCGGCCGAAGATGCGGTCGGCGGCGCTCTTGTTGGTGCGCCCCCCGGCGCCGCCGGTCATCTCGGCCCCCGGTGTGGCGGTCAAAAGCGGCGCTTCGGGGAGCGTTACATCCCCCCGCTGCAACCCCTTGAGGAGCGACAGGGCGCCATCGTGGCCGGTCTGCACGCTCCTGGGGGGGTCCACCGCCGGCCGGCGGGCATGGAGGTTGTACACCGCCAGGTCCGTGGCGATTTTCCGCACCAGGGCCGGCGGCGGATCGAGGGGGAGCCGGTAGCGCCCCGCCAGGTAGCCGTCGATGACCGTTTCCGCCTCCTCGATGGCACGGTCCACGGTCACCTGGTCGATGATGGCCGCCGCCGGTGGCGCCCCGTCGTTGGAGAGGAGCACCACGGTCTTCTCGCCGATCCGCCCGATGATGTCGTCCACGGTGCAGTAGGGCATCTATTCGGCCCTGCCCTTCTTCGCGGGCCGTTCGGGGCACGGCTCCACGGCCCCCGCTGCCGCCAGCGGCCCGGCCTGCTCCTCGGAGAGCTCCAGGGTGGAGCCGGGCTCATGGCGGGTCTGATCGTGCTCCAGGGGGGTGATAACGGTGTATTTCGGCATTGCGCTGCTCCTTTACGCCACGGCGTTCTTGAACAGATACCCCAGATCGCTGGCGCACATGACCTCCGCCACCGAATCGGCCACCTTCACCATCTGGGCGCCCCGGGCCCCCACCGAATTGTCCCACCACTGGTAGGCCTGCTTGCCGCCGAAGGATGCCGTGAACCCGGCGGTGGTGCCGATGTTGGCCGCGGCCCGGTCGCGGTACAGGAGCACACAGTCCTTGCCCCAGGCCCGGGAGAGGGTCGCCGCCTGCCCCTTTTTCGCGGTATTGACGAAGGCCTCCCCCACATACACCGCCTCGAAGCCCAGGAGCTCGGCCAGCTGATCGGCCATGACCGCCCCGGCGGTGGCGGCGTTGCCGAACACCGCCCCCACGATCTTCGGGTGCTGGCGCAGCTTGGTGAAGGCCTGGGCGCCGATCACCATGACGTTGGGGCGCAGGACGCACGCATCGGCCGCCGTGAGGACCGCATCCAGGGGGTTGGAGTTGGCGTAGTCGCTCCACTGGCTGGTGCCGGACAGGGTCGTCTGGTTGCCGGCGGCCCAGTTGGCGGTGCTGGTGAGCAGCGACGCCACCCGCGCCTCCCGTTGCAGATCCAGCAGGCTCGCAATGTACTCCGTGGCGATGGCCAGGGGATCGTAATTGGGGGGGGCGTTGTCGATGTCGGCCTGGGGCACCGCGTCCATGAGGGCATAGTCCACACAGACCCCGGGGGTTTCGGTGGCGCCGATCTCCACCACGTTGGGCTGGCTCTTGCGCCCCACCTTGGTGTCGGGGATGAGGAGCTGGTCGGCCGCCGCGAACTTCATGTACTTGAATTCCGCCTTCCCCACCGGTACCCGGGGGAGAACCTCGTCGGCGATGAGCCGGCGGTTGCGATAGCTGATGGCAATGGCGGTCAGCTCGGGGCTGACGGGAAATGGTGCTGTAGGCATATGTATTCTCCTTTAGATGTTTGGTGGGCTGCGCTACGTTCGATCGCTTCGCTCGTTCGATCGCGTTGCTCGTTCGATCGCGTTGCTCGTTCGATCGCGTTGCTCGTTCGATCGCTTCGCTCGTTCGATCGCTTCGCTCGTTCGATCGTTTCACTCGTTCGATCGCTTCGCTCGTTCGTTGTTACGATTCGAACGTTTCGAACGCGGCGTCAGCCGCAACGAACGCGCGGAGCGCAACGAACGCGGCGTCAGCCGCAACGAACGCGCGGAGCGCAACGAACGCGGCGTCAGCCGCAACGGACGTTATCCCTGCATCGATCCGGGGCTGAGGAGGACGCTGCCGATATCGCCCGTCACCCCGCTCGCCATGGCCACCCCGATGATCCGGTTGTTGCTGCCGGCCGCCGGGGCCGCCGCCACCGCCCGGCCGTTGGCGTCCGCGGTCAGGAGCGCGCCGCGGGTGACGGTCCCCCCGTACTCCACATCGGCCGCCCCCTGCATGATGACATCCACCCGGCGGCCGCTCTCGCCTCCCAGGGGATCGGCTACGCCGATCAGGAAATCGGTGGCCGCCGCCGCCTGCACCACACTGTCGTCGTCGGCGCCGAACTTCACGATCCGGTACTTCGTCACTGCCGCCCCTGCCAGAAACGATTTGGTCAATGTCGGATTATTCATCGATTCCTCCCTGTGAGAGGCGGCCCACCGCCTCGGCGTAGGTTACGTGCACCCCCTTGGCGTGCATCTGATCCACATATTCCCGGGCCTTGCGGGCCAGGGTCTGGGGTGTGGCGTCCCGCGCCACCCCAGCCTTCTCCTTCGTGGCCGTCTCCTGGAAGCTCACCACCTCGGGCAGGGCCTTGAGGCTCTCCTGGTAGATCGCCAGCGGGCTCTTCTTCACGGTGGCGCCATTCTCCTGGTACTCCACCGGGGCCTGGTCGGCCAGGGCGTGCAGGTGGGCGATGACCGCCGGGCGCATGGCCGGCGCGATGCGGGTGGCCAGGCTGTCGCAGAAGGCGTTGAACTCCGCTTCCCGGGCCTCGCGGGCCGCCTGGGCGGCAGCGTCCTTGAGCTGCCGGTTCTCCGCTTCCAGTGCCGTGACCCGCTCGGTGAACTCCGCGATGCGGGCCGTGGCCTGGTCGAGCTCCGCCTGGAGCTCCTCGGGCTTCTTCATGGTGTAGTCCTCCTCTGTGAATGACGGGGTTGCTGGTGCCGACTCCATTGACTCGGCCGGTTCGGGCTCTTTGATCAGATCCTCGATCTCCCAGTCCGCTATGACCCGGTCGGCCTCCTCGGCTCCGGCGACGCCGACGAGATACTCGCGCAGCCTGCGCAGGACGCGGCCCACGGTGGAAAAGCGCCCATCGCTGAATTCGATGGTGATGGCCTGGTCGTCGGCGCGGAAGGCGATATCGGCCAACCCCTTGACGGCCGGGGGCATGGCGCCGAGAAAACCCACGTGGCGCAGCGTCAGATCGGGATAGAGGGAGATGGAGCGCTTCTTCCACCGCCCCGCCTTCACCCCTTCCTCGAACTCGGGCATGACCTGGCGGAACTTGGCCAGCAAGAGCTTCCCCTCGCGCTTCAGGGCCTCGACCCAGCCGAAGGCCGGGGCGTTGTCCGTGGGGTGCCCCACCGTGACGGGGGCCTCGTGGACGGCGGGGTTGTACCTGGCCACGATGGTGTCGAGGTCCTGCTCGGTCCAGTCGCGGGTATTGCCGGCGCTGTCGGTCTGCCGACCGGCCCGGAATACTTCGATCCATTGTCCGTTCATGGTGCCTCCTCTCACTGGAGGCCACCATAGCGGAACCCGGAACGTATTGATACTAAAGGGATTTAAGTATTTCGGAGGTTAAACGTGGCGGAGATTCCTGACCTGATAGACGAATTCGGCCGCCGCCACATCGGCGACGATGATGGTGACGAGCCGCACCTCGCGGCGCTTGGCGGGGTCGAGGATCCGATTGTCCTCGGCGGTGATGGGGAGAGGGTGCGGGATCGAGGCCCAGGCCACGGCGGTGGGGGGGCGCACCGGGGCGCCGGTCTCGGCGTCGTCGATGCGGTACACAAAGGTGGCGGGGAGCTCCACCAGCGGATAGAGCGATCCGTCGTCCCTGTGATCCTCCTCCCATTCCGCCAGCACCCGGCGTACACATCCACCGGCGCCACGCACCCACCCCGGATGCAGTACGGGCACTCCGCGTACCCGCACGGCTGAACCCGGCGGCGGATGGTAGCGCGGTCCATGCTACCCGTGGGGTGCCGTGATGGCCCAGTCGGTCACGGTCCCGGTCTGGTTCTGGGCTTTTTTCGGTGGTGGCGGTCCCGGCCGGAAACCGGAACCGTGTTTAAACCCTATTTAAATTTCCGCACAATCGATTTTTGCAACCGACCCCATAGATTGGTCCCACCCGGCGGCCGCGACCTCTCTCAGGGCATTTTACGGCGTCAGGTAATCCCCGATGATCGCCAGGACCTCCACCTCGTCGTCGCGGCTCATCCCCAGGTAGGGCCGGGCGGGGATTCTGGCCCGGTGCTCCGGGGCGCTCCCCAGCTGGTGGACGGCGGCATACTTCATGGGGCTCCCCACGCAGAGGATGCTCCCCTCCACCTCGGGATAGATGCTGTCGCGCAGGGCTCCGGTATCGGTGAGGATCTTCTTGCGCTCCAGGTATTCGCGAAACCCCTTCAGCTGCTCCCCCCGGGTGCCGTGGGTGGGGCGGTACCTGTCGCGGGAGCGGTAGCGGCCGGGGCGGCTGTAGGTCAGCAGGCGCCACCTGTTCCCCTCGGGGTCCTCTTCCTTGTCGAAGCGCTCCTCGGTGGAGCGGACCAGCCGCTCGCCGATGGCCTTGAGCACCGGGGCGGGGTTGCGGGCCTTCTCCCCCATGAGCCGCAGGGCGTCGGTTACTGCCTTGTTGTCGATGGTGACGGTGACGATGTCGGCCATTTGTCTTTTTCGTCCCAGTGTGGTATTTTCTATTGAAAGGATTCGCATCCGGTTGATCGGCAACAGCCTGCCGACGCCTTCGGGGCAACCCGATGATGAGCGCTAGTGGGGATGGCGTCCCACAACCGGATCAGCGGATCCTTTCGTATTTGGACCTGATCTCTCGGGCCGCCTTTTCGTCAGACGTCTCGAACAGGGTCAGGAAGAAGTTTTCGTCCTTGTCCCCGGTCGTCTTTACGGCGGCGCGATACAGTTTCCCGTCCAGCTTCAGGTAGACCAGCCGCAGATCGGCCTGCCGGTACACTTCTCCCTCGGACAGCACCCGCTGAATCTTGCGGTAATCATCCAGGCCGATATCCGGGTGCCTGGCCAGGTGGTCCTGGAGGGATTTTTCGGAAAACCATACCGTCTGACTCCGTGCCCCAAGGATGGACTGCTCCGCCGGCGACAGCACCGCCACCGGAAACTCCCCGCCCATCTTCCCCTCGACAAACATCTCGAACGCCGGCCCCCGCAGATACTCATCCATCCACGCGCGGGCGATGTCGTTGGGCAGAGACTCGAACTTGTCCGCCAGCACCTTGAACGACCGCTGCGTCGCCGCCCCCACGTTGTAGTCGAACCCCTTGTCGATCCCCACCGGGGCGCCGGTCGCAGGGTCCAGGGGGGAGGGGGGCGCCGTGTCGGGACCGCTCTTCCCCATCCGCTTCAGGTCGCGGGGGCCGGCGCTGAGCACCTTGCACCGGCACCCCCAGCCGTTTTGCGGGTAGTGGGTCTGCCACCACGGATCATCGGCCGGCAGCACCGTGCCGTGCCACGCGAGGTGGTGGGGCCGGGGACGGAGGCTGTCGCCGTGGCGGTATTCGAGATACGGGTAGATCTTCAGGAGGTCGGGGTCGGTCAGCTGCTTCCAGCGGCCGGCGTTGTAGCTCTGCCGCACGTTGGTGGTGTAGATTACCTCGCTGCGCCAGTTGCGGCCGCCCTTGTAGCTCCAGCCGTGCTTTTTCACGATGGTATCGAAGTCCTTGCGGAACTCCCGCAGCGGTATCCCGTCCTTGATGGCCCGCTCCACCGCGGCGCGAAAATCGGCCAACAGCTCCGCCTTCATGGCGCCGGCGATCATGAACCCCCTGGCGTGCTGCTCCCGCCATAAAGCATCCCACCGCTCCGTGGGGATGTTGAGCTTCCCCCGGAAGAACGCGAGCTGCTCCTTGAACGGTTTTTTCAACTGGGCTTCAATGGCCATGGAAAACCTCGGGACCGGAGACCGGGGACCAGGGACCGGAAATGTCAAAGGCTGTCACTCGGGCCATCATATCCCCGCCTCGTCTTTCGCTTCGGCCATCCCGGCCAGCTCCGCCGCGGCCAGGGCAAAGGCCATGAGCGCCCCCAGCTCTGCCGCCGGCAGCCCGTCAAAGGCTTCGGCCACGGCGTCCCGCAGCTCCTCAAGGCTTGCGGCCTCCTTCGTCAGTTGCCGCAGTCGGTCAAGCCACGGATCGGTGGCGGTCATGGCCTCGGTCCCCAGCCGCTCGGCGATCATGTCGGCAGGATCAGAGGCCGAAATGGCCCCCTCGGCAAAATCGTTCGCCTTTCCCGATCCCTGGTCCCCGGTCCCTGGTCCCAGTTCCTCCAGATCATCCTCCTCCAGGTTGTAGGTACGCAGGAAATAGGCCCGGGACAGCTTGAGGCCGCTGGTCAGCAGGGCGGCGGTGAGCTTCTCGTCCCGCTGGGCCTGGGGGAGGTCCACGTCCTCCTCCTCCCAGAGGCTGAACTCCGGCAGCTCCCCGGTCCCCCAGTTCAGCTCGAAGATCCAGCGGATCAGCTGGTTCATGGTGGTGCAGACGAGCTTCTTGTCGGCGTCCTTCAGGTCGTTGCGCACATCCCGGGCGGCGTCCTCCCCCCCCAGTTTGCCGCTGGTGGATTGCCCCGCCCCGGCGTGCCCCAGCATCACCGTGGTGATGGCAGTGTTGGCCTCGGCGATGATGTCCCGGAAGAGGGCGCTCGATGCCCCCTTGCCGGCCACATCCTTGAGCTCCACGGAACTGTCGTCGGGGATCACGGCGATGGCGTCCTGGATCATTTGCTCCAGCATCCCGGAGAGATCGTCCATTTCCTGCTTCGTGGCACCTCGCCGGATCTTCCCCACGGCAAAGGCCTGGCCGTACCGCTCGGCGAAGGTGATCCAGAACCGCCATCCCCCCTTCTTGAAGGTGACGGGCCAGAAACACATGGAGAGGAGCCCCTGGCCGTAGGGGTTGGCATAGCTCGCCTCGGAGGTGGGGCAGAGGAAGGAGCGGGGGGGGAGCTCCTCGCCGGCCGGGCCGCTGTCGCGGGAGCGGAAGCGCAGGGTGTTGTCCGGGCCGAACAGGAACCACTCCTGGGGTTTTCCCACCACGTCGCGGGGGAGGATGAGGCCGTCGCGGCGCTCCCAGAGGATCTCCAGGGGCTGGTAGCCGAACAGGCGGCACTGGAGGATCTCGCCCATGATCCGCTGCACGTCGAGCCGGTTCTGGAAGAGATCCTCAATGACCCGGGCCTGGCGTGATTTCACTGTGCCTTTCTTCCCCCGGTCGATCTCCCATTCGAGGGAGAGCGTCGCCCCTTTGCGGTTGCTCCAGGAGCCGCTGACGCGGTCATCCACCAGGAGCTCCTTGTAGACGGTGATGTCCTTGCCCTGTTTCTTCAGCACCGGGTCGGGGTTAGGGAGCGAGAGCCCCAGGCAGAGGTAGTCCAGGGACCGGGACCGGGGGGCTATTTCGTCGGCCAGTGATTTCGGAGTTCGTGCCATGGGTTCCTCTTTGTTGCGCTTCGCTACGTTCGATCGCTTCGCTACGTTCGATCGCTTCGCTACGTTCGATCGCTTCGCTACGTTCGATCGCTTCGCTACGTTCGATCGCGTTGCTCGTTCGATCGCTTCGCTACGTTCGATCGCGTTGCTCGTTCGATCGCTTCGCTACGTTCGATCGCGTTGCTCGTTCGATCGCTTCGCTACGTTCGATCGCGTTGCTCGTTCGATCGCTTCGCTACGTTCGATCGCGTTGCTCGTTCGATCGCTTCGCTACGTTCGATCGCTGCGCTACGTTCGTTGTTACGATTCGAACGTTTCGAACGCGGCGTTAGCCGCAACGGACATCTAATACCGTGCCAGCATCGATGCCGCGGCCCGGGTGCCACGGCTCGCCACCAGCACCGGGCCGGCGGCATGGTCCGCGGCATGGATGGCCAGCATGTGGGCCCAGAATTCGTCGGCGTGGCCCACCTCGGAGCGATCGGCGTCGAACCGGGGGTTGCCGGCTACGGTGGTCACCTTGCGCACGGCGTGGTGAGACTCCCGGATGGCCCGATCAGCCGGGATCCGCAGCAGCCGGTCCTCGAACTTCTGTTTGCCCGCCGTGGCCAGGGTCTGCTTTACCGCCGCGCTGAACAGTACCCCTTCCACCCGGGTGGAGCCGTAGAGCCGCTGGGCGTCCTCGACCATCTTCTCTCCCATGCCGGTCTGGTCCATGCAGAGGCGCAGGACGTTGTACCGGCCCATGATCCGGGCCAGCTCCCGGTCCTGTGCCGCGAAGCTGGCCCCCTTCATCCGCACCACCTCCCGGGTCCAGAGGGTATCGGCCACCTGCTCCACCACCCAGATGACCGTGAGGTCGCGGCGGCGGCCGATGTCCATCCCCGCGTAGCAGGGACCGCCGGTGTAGGCCGCGGGGTCCCCCGCCCGGTCATGCTCGCAGCCGGTGATCAGCTCCCAGGTGAGCCAGGCCGTGGCCTCGTCGATGGGGTTGCACAGGTACTCCTGCTGGAAAGTCTCCTCGTCGCCGGCGATGTCCCGGCACTCCTGGACGAAGGCCTCCCGCTCGGCGGGGGTCAGCGCCCGGCCCCGGATCCTGTCCGCCAGCCCCTGGGCCACCGCGTCGACGATTGTCGTGGTGTGGAGGCTCCACCCGTTCCCCTTGCGGGCATCCTCCACCATGCGGTAGTAGCGGTTCCCCTTGCCGTTGTAGGTGGAGAGCACCCGCACCGGGTATCCCCAGGTGATGACCGGGGCGGCAGCCCGCCAGAGCTCCTCGGGCTGCCGGTGGAAGGCGAACTCGTCGAGGACCAGCTTTCCCCCCTTGGAGCGGAACGCCTTGGGGTTGGAGGAGAGGGCGTTGATCCGCTTCCCCGTGGCAAAGGCGATGGTGTAGGCCTTGATCTCCTGGTCGGAGTCGATGATCGTCTCTCCCAGGTACTCGCCGGCCAGCCGCAACAGCCTCGCCCACCGGGAGCAGTACTGGATGTATTCGTAGGCCGCCGACTGGTCGGCGGAGGAAAACCAGACATCCATGGGGCCGTCCTGCCGGGCGGCGTCGCGCACATCCTCGTAGCTCTGCACGTAGGTCATGCCGATCCGGCGGCTCTTTTCCTTGATCTTCATGCGCGACTCGTCCAGGAGCCAGCGCACCTGATAGGGGAGGAACCACTTGGACGCGGGGGCGGCGGTCGTCATCTAAGTATCCCCAGGAGCTCTTCCTCAATGAGCTTCAGGAACTCGGCGCTGGCGCCGGCCTTGGTGGCGATGGTCTTCACGTTCTCCGCCGCGGCCTTCACCCGCTTTTCCAGATCCAGCTTGTACCGCTCCCGCTGCACGCTGGAGGACTGGATTTTGCCGATCTCGCCGAGGATCTTCGGCACGTCGGCCACCTGGAGGGTTCCCTTGGTGAGGGCCTCCATGGTCTGCTGGAGCGCCAGATTGGCCACCGCCTCTTCGAGGGCGAGCCCTTCCCCCACCTCCCCCTTCATGCTCCGGGCCTGGTCGATGGCGATCCTGAGCCGCTGGTAGCTCTCCAGATACTCCTTGCCGTAGCGGCCGATGGACGAGCGGGAGAGGTCGTACCCCTTGGCGGCGAGGAAGTCCCGGATCTCGTCGTAGGTGACGCCCGGCTCCAGCAGCAGCCGGTCCACCTCCTGGCGCAGCTCCGGGGGCAGGTCGGTCAGCACCCGGCTGTGACGGCGGACGGTGCTCACTGCCCCAGCTCCCGTTCGATGGTCCGGATCTGCTCCAGCACCTCCGTCAGGGCCTCCTGATCCTTGATGGCGTGGTCCAGGTGGAGTCGGGCGGTTTCCAGCCGGATCTCCACCAGGGGGGTAACGGCACTGGCGGCGAGCAGCTCCCGGGCCGCCCTGATGCTGGCGTCGGCGGACAGGGTCAGCTCGATCCGCCGCTGTTTGAGTCGGCTCAACTGTTCTTTTAACTGGAGTACAACCGTCATTGCATGCTCCTTTAACCGTGGGGGTGCTGGGGCTTGGTCTCGCGCCGCACCATGGGGCAATACAGGTTATTTTCCGCCACTTCCTTTACCGTGGTCAGGGTCTGCGTGGTGTGGATGATCAGGTCCTGCTGCCCGTCCACGATTTTTTTATACCCGGCTACCAGATCGCGGTAATCCTCCACCAGCTGGACATTGTCCTGGTACATCCGGACCACCCCCTGGAAGCGCCGGTTCTGCTCCCACGAGAAGAGCACCAGTACCCCCCAGGGACCCAGGATGATCAGGGAGATCAGCGCCCCCAGGGGGAGCGCCCCGAGGGTCTTGATGATGTCGGCCACCGATTTCAGGGCGGAGAGCTGGTCGGGGGTCACGGGGCCTCCAGTCGTCGTTCGTAGTGGGTCTGGCATCCGACGCACCGGGTGCAGCCGGGGACCGCCTCGCGGCGCCGGGCCGGTATGGGGCGCTCGCAGTCGATGCAGATGAGAGCCGAGTCGGCCACGGTGTACGCGGGGCGCCGCAGGTGGGCCGCCAGGGCATCGTCCAGGTGCTGCTCGTTGATGGTCTGGGCGCGGTCGATCTCATCGGCCATGGGCTACCACCGGTATTCGAGGGACGCCTGGGCCTTGGCCTCGGCGGCGGTGTTGACTTCGGCGTAGGCCCCCAGATGGAGGTTGCCGATCCGCAGGACGTTTACCCGGCCGTAGAGGGTCCCCTCCTTGCGCAGGTCGCTGGTGATGCCGTAGCGCAGCCCCACGGCGCCGTCACCCTCAAACTGCACCAGGGGGGGCGGGATCTCTTTGACCACGATCTCGCCGGCGCCGGTGGCGGTATCGATGATGGCCACGGCGCTGGCCCCGCCCCGGCTGGCGGGGATGCGGGCGTTGGCGATGGCCTGGCGCCCCTCGGGGGCCAGTTCCGGCGCCAGGGCTGGGAGCTTCTTGAGCAGCTTTGTCTTGTCGTAGGCCTGGACCGTCTTGACCGCGACCGCCGCCTTGGGCACGTCGGCCACCTGGCGCTCGGGGACCGCGGCGGTGTAGGTGGCGGGCGAGAGCGGGGCCGGGCGGGTGTACCAGCCATGGAGCCAGGCGGCCGCGATCACTGTGGCAATCACCACGGCCACGGCCAGGAGCACCAGCCGCCAGCGGACGGCGGCGAGGCTACTCTTGAGGCTTGGCAGCAT